GAGCGTCGCGAACATCGACGCGTTTGTGCGCCCCGTCTCTGCGGCGAGCTCGCGCTCAAGCGCGGCGCGCTTTGTCTTGTAGTCCTCGTCGATGGCGAGTCGCTGCAGTTGTCGCGCCTTGTAGCCCTTGGTTGCCCCCGCGGCCTGCAGCTCTTTCGCATGCTCCAAGTCGAGCAGCCTGATCCGTTCGGCGTGCGTGCGCAGTCCGTCGCGGTCGACCTGAGCGCGCACGATGCGCAAGCGCGCCTCGGTAGCTGCGGCGCGGGCGGCGCGGGCGCGGTCGCTGGCCTCGCGCGCAGCTGAGCGGCGGGCGCCCTGTGCGGCGATCTCTTGTGCGCGCGCCTGCAACACGTTCACTTCGAGCGTTGCGCGCTCAGCCTTGAGCGCGTCGCTGAGAAAGCGCCCGTGCTTCGCGTCGAACTCATTCCGAGCACGTACGGCGGCGAGTTGCCGCACGATGGCGGCGTTGCTGCGCAGTTGAATGGCGCGCCCTTTGTTGCGCTCCACGTTCGCGCGCGCCTCGATCACGCTTGCGCGAGCGGCGAGCACCGAACGCGCCGCGGCTGCGCGAGCGCTTGCGGCTGCTTCCTCTTCAATCAGGGCGAGCAGCCTGCGCTCGCTGTCGATCTGTGCGCGGATCGCGTTCGCTTTCTTCTGCGCCGCTTCCTGGTCGAGCCGGGCCACGCTCGCCGCGAACGCGCTGCGCGTCTCTGCCGCCGTGCCGATCTGGTGAGCGACTTCGCGCTCGGCGCGTGCGAGCTCAAGCTGTTGCAGCTGAACGCGCTGCAGCCCGCCGGTGATGTCGGCGCGCTTCTGCGCTTCGGCGGTGAGCTCTTTCGTGACGCCGAGCGCGGCGGCATTGAGCCCCAGGCCGCGGGCGATGTCGGGCAAGCTGCGGGCGGCGCCGGCGATCTTGCCGAATTCCTGTTGATATTTGCGCAGCGCTTCCGGGCCTTTCGCAATGGCGTTGACGAACTTTGTCGCGCCCTCTGCGCCGTCTTTGCCGAGCAGTTGCGCTTGCCTCGTGACGTCGCGAAGCAGCCCTTCCGACGGGCGCAACCCGCTATCTTTCAGATCGTCGAGCGACTGCGCGAGCTTGATCGATCCTTCTGTTGTGATGTCGAGCGCTTCTTTTAGGTCGCCCGCGCCCTCAGCGCCGAGCAGCTTGAGCTGCGCACGCGCTTTGTTGAAGTGCTCGGCGGCGACAAACGCGGCGCCGCCGAGCGCCGCCACACCGATCGCTGCAGCCGCGGCCGGGCCGGGTAGCAGTCGCATAGCGGCATCGACCAGCGCGATCCCGTGCGTCGTCTCGACGAGCCCACCGCCCGCGCCGCCGGCTGCAGCTGCGAGGCGGGTGAATGACTCGTGCTTGCCCTCTAGGCCGGGCAACCCGTGGTCGAACGCGCCCTTGGCGGTGGCGCCAGCTTTGCCGATCGCGTTGCCTGCGCGAGCGGTGGCGGCGGCGGCGCGCTCCGTCTCTTTCGCAGCGGCGGCGATGTCGCGTGCGGCTTGTTTCTCGGCGGCGGCGGCGGCTTTCGTTCGCACGGTCGCGGCTTTGCGCACGGCGCCGGCGCGGCGAATTGCGGCGTTCGCTCGCTCATTCGCGGCGCGCACTTTCTCGGTCGCGTTGCTGTATTTGTCGAGCGACTGCTTTGCCTGCGCGATCGCGTCGCTCGCGCTGTTCGCGGCGATGATCGAGATCCGCTGATCCACTCGTGCGACTGATCGCGTCATTGCCCCGCCTCCCGTAGCGCTATCAGACCATGAACAGCCCACGCCGCATAGCGGTCGGGCCACCCTGCGAGCGGGGACACGCTAGCAAGTCGCGCCAGTGAGCGCACGGCGCGCACGTGCGGATCGTTGAGCAAGTCGAACGGGCAATGTGACCATTGCAGATCGGGGATCTCCGCAACGCCTGGCCCCGGTGCGTGCAAGCGCTCGCCATTCCGGCACCCGAGCAGGCGCCGCAGCATGGCGCGCTTTTCATCGTCGCCGCTCGTGACTCTTAGGAGTGTGGGTAGAGCGGTGATCATCGTGACTCTGATCCCCTTGTGCGTCACGTCGCCGCCCGCCCACAGCGCTAGTTTCCCGCGCTAGCCTCAAAGATGGCGTTGAACAGCGCCGGCACGATGCGGGCCGACGGGTTCGCCAGGAAGTCGCCGACGGTAGCGCCGGCGATCTCGACGAGCCCGAGCCGCAAGAACTCAGCAACGATGGCAGGCTGCCCGTCGAGCTCAAGGGCTGCGTGGTAGTCGAAGTAGCCGAGCGTCTTGATCGTGAAGATCGGCCCGACTGCGTCCGCGTCGCGCTCGTCGACAAAGCAGTCCGCAACCGCTGGCACGAGCACGATCGGCGAGCCCTTGTCGTCGGTGGTGAGCGGGTCGAGAACGGCGTCGACGCCGGGCTTGAAGCGAATGCGCGACGTTGCGCCAGCTAGGATATTCATGCGGGGTGGCCTCATGCGTGTCGGTGGCCAACAAAGGGAGCGGCGGCGCCCGGCCACCTGGACGCCGCCACCCTTCGACGCTTTAGCCTAGGCTAATGCGTCCGATTGAGTCGAGCGGGCTATCGGCCGACGTCTCTGCGGTGTCGGTCGAATCCGCGGTGTATGACGCCGCCTCAAGTTCGATCTGATAAGCGACCTCGTCGTCGCGCAGGCTCACCTGCGGAACGGCGGTGATGATTGCCGACGGCATGAGCAGCGCCCAAATCTTGCCGACCTGCGAACCGACGTACACGCCCAGGCTCACACGCGAACCGAGTTCGAGCGCGCTCTGGTAGATGTGCTGACCGACGTTCGCCGATGAGCCGCCCGCATCGAACACGGCGTCGGCCGTGTCGTGAAGCACGCTGAATCCGGCCTTGAAGCGCGGCTTGATCACGTTGACCGCAGACACGCCGTTGCTGGCGCCGTGGCACTTGGTTTCGCGCAGCGTCGCCGACCATTCCCAGGTGCACGATTCAAGGCTGCACTTCTGCGCGCCGTTGAACGTCGCCATCCCGTTGACGGTGCCGACGATCTGCGGGACCTCGGCGTAAGCCGTCGGCACCACGAGCCCACCGTCGAGCTTGTTTACGCGGTAGTCGTAGAACGTGTACGTGAATTCGACGGTGGGAACCTCGCCCGTATTCCACGTGCCCTTAATGCTCTCGCACATGGCGTCAAGCAGCTCGTAGCACAGCGCCGTCGCCGGCCCGGTCCAACGGAACGTCAGCGGGTGCGTCGCTGAGACTTCGCTGCTCGCGTACGCGGTCGCCGTGCCGTAGAGATCGGCGGCGTTGTCGTTGACGTTGTTCTTGGCGTCCTCGAACAGCGTCACCGTCTGCACGGCTTTCGTTTTCGCGAAACCGATCTGCGGGGCGAGCGGGTCGGTCGTGAGCGACGCGACGACGAGTTGCCCTACATCGATCTTGTTCGATGTGGCGGCGTCGTCGCACACGATGGTCGACGCCGTGCCGCTCGCCATGCCGGCGGCGGTGTACTCACTGGTCGACAACCCGAGCCCGCGAATAAAGTTCGCCATGCTCGCGATCGCGCTGTTGTTACTGCCCATGGCGTTGCCGGCGAGCGCGAGCCACAACGGGATCACCTCGCCAGCCACGGGCGCGCCGCCGGGATTCTCCGCCGTCGGGTTGTACCCGTTCACGAACCCTTCGAGCGGGAGCTTGAACGTGATCTTGCCCCGACGGCTGCCGACCTGGCGACGCGACGCGGCGCCGACAACGCCGGTCATTGTGTCGAGTTCAGTGATCGACGTCTCGAACGAGACCTTCGGATATTCGGCGTCGATTGCCTCGAAGTCGCCGTCGGTCGTATTGGGGGTGCCGAGTGCGCTTTGCATCGCGACGAGTAGGCTATGGTCTGACCAGCTGCTCATTTTAGGACCTCTCGAATTGAATGAAGATCGCGCGTTCGGCCTCGATCACTCCGTCGCCGTTATCGTCGACCGTCGCCGGTTGTGGCTCGATGCGCAAGATACCGGCAGTCGTCACAGACCATAAATAGACGTCTTCGAGGATATCCTCGGAGTCTTGCAGCGCGTCGCTATACGCTCCGCGCCGCTCTTGCTCGGCGTATGTCGCCGGGTACACGACCAGGATCGAAATCGTCGTTTCCCAGTCGCTGCACGTGCGCCCGCCCGTCGGTCGTCGGATCCCGCCGTCGGCCGATAGCGTCACCGCTCGCCGCCCGGCTACGTGCACGCCGTTGTTTGCTGCGATACGAACCGCGAAACGGTCGTCTTCGCTAAACTCCGTCGCCGGCGTCAAGTCCTCGATCCGCTGCGCGAGTAGATCAAGAATGGTCGCGGTATCCATAGCCATTACCGCACGACCTGGATCACGCCGTGCCAGCCTGCAGCCTCGTCAGCGTCGATCTTGCCGTCGTCGTTGTCGTCGTACGCCAGCGAGCCGACGACGCCCGATAGAAGGTCGTCGAACGCAAAGCGCAGTTCGCGCTGCGCCTCGTACACTTGCCCGCCCCACGCGATGTTCCGCTTGCTCAGTTCGTAGCGAATGCCGGCGAGTCCAGCGCCGCGGAATGCCGTTGGCGACAGGAACGCCCAAGGGCGCCGGCCGGTAGCCTCAACGCGCGCACGCAACGTCGCGTCGACTTCGGCGGCGATGTCGGCGCACCATTGCGCCGAGCGCTTTGCGCCGAGCTCGCTGAGGATCCCGCGCACGTCCGAGCCCGCGACCGGCGCGAGCCACCGCTGCCGCACGACGGCGGCGCCGACTGTGTCGACCACTTCGCCGACGGCGAGCACGCCATATGACCAGGACAGTCGCCAGTTCGGACCGACGTTCGACGCGCCAGGCGCGGCAACCGTCGCGGTAATCTTGGTTCCGGCCACGGGCGAGCCCGTGTCGGGGATGACCTGCAGCCCGTCGACTAGCTCAACCGTCTTCGCAACAGCGTCGACGACTGCAGCGACGCACGCATACCGCACACCGTCGCTTGTCACTTGCAGCGGGTCGCCCGGCGCGATGCCGGTGACGCTCGCGAGCTCGAGTGTCGTCTTTGTCGTGCCGCTGGTCGTCGTCGTCGCTACCGTCGGAAGCGTGACGGTTGGCGATTCGAGCACGACGCCATCGGGGGCGGTGACGGCGAGCGTCGCAAAGCCGGGCACCAGCGCGCACGTCAGCGCGACCGGTGTACTCCCGTCATATTGCAGCTCTACCGTCACCATGCACCCCGATCAGCTCTCAAACTTGCCGAGCTAGGCTAGGCAACGTTCGAGCCGATGATCCCCTGCTCGTAGGGGGCCTTGAAGGGCACGGCCTCGTACTGCGCGACGAAGTCGACGAACAGTTTGTCAGTGCTCTCGCCCATGTGCGCGGTCGGGGCGACGCTGATGTGCATTCCGACCGGCGCGATTGCCGAGTCGATCAGAAACCAATCATCCTCGTCGGTCGAGAAGTTCCACACCACGACGGCGCCGATCTGCGGCTTGAGCGTGTTGATCGCCATATCGGCGCCGCTCAGATCCGACCCGACGACCTCGCCGGCGAGCTTGCGATTCTTCGGGCCGACAACGAGCGTCAACCCACCGTTCATGCCCAGGTGCAGCGGCACGCCGGCGTCATCCTTGTACTTGTTGAGCAGCTGGATCGCCGCATCGAGCGCCGTCTCGCTGAACGCGGTGGTGATCAGGTTGTCTTGCGTGCCGGCGCCCGCCTTGGTGAGCAGGAACGCGAGCCCGGTGTCGATGTACTTCTTGCCGGCGCCGACCTGGAACGCGCCAGCGCCCGCGCGCGGGTGAGCTGCAGCGAACAGACCTTCGAGAAAATCGAAGTAGTCTTTGTTGAGCGACACGAAGATCTTGTTCGCGATCTCCGTGCCGATCTGCTCGAACCCCTTCTCGGTCGCGAGCAGTCGCTTGTTCACCGTGTGCTTGATGACCTTGTGAACGCTCGAAACCGTGGCCTCGAAGTTCGCGATGTCGGTCGCCGCCATGGTCGTCGCGGTCTTTGCCAGCGTGACAGCGAGCCCGCCAACGGTGCGACCGGAGATCGACAGGTTGCCGCCCTCGCCGGTCGTGACTTGGCCGGCGAGCGAAAACGCCGCCGTATTCTGGGCTAGGACCGTCGCCATCTGGCGTTGCACTTTCAGCTCTACGTTTGCCTGGTTCGCCATAGTGGCACCTCAATCTAGGTGCGGTCCTATGTCCCCGGCGCGCGTGAAGGGTGCGTAAGTTGTGCCGCAAGCGTGCGCGAGCCCGCGTGGCGCGTCAAGCGCTACGCGAAGTGCATCCCGTTCGGCCCGGTGATCCGCTGCTTGATCAGCGCCGTGTCACTCATGGTGCCTTGGCGAATGTGTCGCTTGATCAAGTCGATCCGATCTTCACGGTCGGCGATCCACTGCTCGCGCGTCTTTACCCACACCTCAGCGTCCTCGAACCCGTACACCAGCGGCGCCCCTTCGAGCTTCACGTAGCCCTTTTCCTCAAGCCGGCGGCGGTGTCCCTCAACACGGCGAACCGTCTTTGGCACGTTCGGATCCATCGCCGACAAGTCGACGACGGCGGCGGCGTACTTGTCGTAGTTCAACCCGGCGACGCGCCCCGGCTTGTGACCATTCAGCGGCGCTTTCTTGCGGCGGGTCGCCGCTTTCTTGAGCGCAGCCTGCGTCGGCATTTTCAGCCCGGCCGGCTTCTGCTCGACGTTCTTGTCGATGTTCGGTGTCGTATCTTCCATGACTCAGGCTCCTACGAGAACAGCTTGCGCACCGACTCACGCGGCACGAGAGGGTTGTCAACTTCGCCGCGCGCGATCTTGGCGAGCGCACTAAGCGGCGCCGGCACCCACGGCGCCGGGCCGGCGGCTTTCTGGCGCAGCGCTTCGGGGTGCTCTTTCGCCCACGCTTCGAGCGCTGCCGCACCCTCAGTCGTCGACGGGTCGTGATCGCCGACATACTTGCGGTAGTTCGGCAACACGTCGAGCTTGTCGAGCGCAGCCTCGCGACGTTGACCGCGCAAGTCGGCGCGCATGGCGTCGGCCTCCGCGGTGAACGCGGCGCGATCCTCGGCGAGCTTGTCGGCGTCGCTCAGCGCTGCGACTCGCGCAGCTTCGGCGGCGGCGTCCGACTCAGCCTTGTCGGCGGTGAGCGCTGCAAACTGCGCCTGCAGCTCCGCGAACGCTTCCGCGGTCGGAGCGGCGGGCGCGTCGGGCGTGCCAGCGCCAGCGTCGGGCGTGCCAGCGTCGGGCGTGCCGCCGTCGTTGCTGCCGCCGTCGCCGCCTTCCTCGCTTCGATATGTCGTGTTGATCCCGTAGAGCTTCATTGCTCACACTCCCCGTTTGATGGCCTCATACAAGCGCCGGTCGCCCTTGTCTCCGTCCTCTTGTATCACGACGCCGCCAAATGTCGTGATCAGGATCGCCGAGAGGTTGTCACCGATCGCGGCGACTTGCGCGCGTGACTCTGCGTCGGTCGGTTGAAGCAGCCCGATGTTCGTATGGTTGTAGACGGCCGACGCTTTGAGCCGATTGAGTACCTTCTTTGGCTTGCGCCGGAACAGCACCTTTCCGCCCTTGTCGCGCTTGAGCTCACGCAGCTGCTTGGCGCGAACTGCGCCCTTGCTGCTCAACGTGGTCTCGAACACCTTCGCGCCGCTGTCATCTTTGACGCCAACGGTTCGCGCGGTGTGCGTCGAACTCGCGCCGAGCGACGAGCCGGCGAACTCGATCACCATCGAATCGCGGCCAAAGTTTCGGACGCGCATGCTACGCAACAGCGCGCCGCTCACCACGCCAGGCGCGCGAGCCCCAACTGCCTGGTGCATATCCACGCTCGACTTGAACGACGTTTGCTGTGCTCCAATCTCGTGAGCGTAGGCCGGCGATATGTAGTAGCGCCGACGCTTGCGCGGACCGGCGCCAGGGTTCGCGCTGAATGGCTCCGGGCGCGTCGCGTAACGGCGGCGGCGCAAGCGCTGGCGCATGTGCCGAGCGGTCGCGCGCGCGAGATTGGCCGCGGGCGCGAGGTTGCGCCGTACGTCGGCCGTCGCCGTCTTTGAAAAGTGCACCTCAAGCTCAAGCTGCAGCATCGTCGCCCTCCGTCGGCGGTGGCGCGTCGTCGGGCGTCGGGATGATCCCGAGCTCGCGCGACTCGGCGAGGTTGCGCTTGACCATGGCGAGCGCGCGGGCCTCGCTGATCCCTTTCTCCCGCGCGACATCGCGGCTCGGCGAGCTCACCCCGTTCGCGTAGTCCGCGGCGCGCGCGTTCGCTGCCTGCGCCGGGTCGGCGCTGGGCTCAAATACCGCCCAGCGCACAGCGGCGCCGAACTCGCGCGGGAACGTCATTGGCTCGCGCAGCTGCAGAACGGCGGCGACGAGCTGCGCGAGTTCAGTCTCTCCGCCGAGCAGCACCGGCTCAAGTTTGCGGCGATGGCGGGCGCGGTCCTGCTCGGAGAACAGGCGCGCCGACGCGGTTACGGCTGTGTTGGTTCGGATGAAGCTCGACGGATCCATACCGAGCAGCGAGCAATAGAGGCGGATCTTGTGCTCGGCGTAGTTCACAAGCTCCGTCACCGGCACTTGTCCTTGCACGACCTTGAGCGACGGCGCCGGCGCGTCCGGGTCGCCGCTCCGCATGATCGCCAGAACCTTGTCAGGGCCTAGCGCAATCTCTTCGAATTGCTGGCGCAGCGTTGCCCCTTCGAGGACTTTCTGTGGCCAGGCGCACTCTTTCACGATGAGATCGTTGTCGCTGTTCTGCAGGCTCAAGCTCACCTGAAGATTAAGCACAGCCTCATTCACCGGCGCGGCCCAGCGCCCGAGGATCGGATCGACGCGGTGCATTGCGACGATCGGCAACCGGCCGAACGGGTTTGTACCCTCAGCGTTGTAGATCCCCTGCCACGTCCCGCCGACTTGGCGCCGCGCGGTCGTCTCGGATAGCTCGAGCTCGCCGAGAACCGTCTGCCCGTTGTTGATGCTCGCCGGCACGTTGGCGACGAGCTTCGACCAGTTCGCCGGGTCGGCGGCGTCGATAGGGTCGGCGACGACAACCTCGGTCACTTGCCACGGGAGGATCGGCACGATGCGAACGCGCCCGACGCCGTTGGGTAGCACGGCGACTAGCACCGTGTTCTGCGTCCACAGCGAGCGCTCAACTTTCGCCATCGCCGCGTTGAACTTCGACGCCTTGTAGACGGCGTGCATCTTGCGCGCCTGGTCGTTGTCCAGCCCTGGAAACGTGCGGACTAAGCTGCGCCCGTAGAGCCCGGCGAGCTCGGCGACGTAGCGCTCGACGAACGGGATCGCCCGAACTTCCATGTTCGTGTTTTTGTACTGGTTGTCGACGGCGCGCTTGATTGCCGCGTAGCTGCCGCTCGACAACTCGTCAAGATCGCGGGAGTCGTCGCGGAATTGCTGCTCATTCCAGAACCCTAGATTACCGATGATCACGCCGCACCCCCTACGCGCACACTCTACACTTGGCGATCGGAATGGCCAACGCCGCGATCGCGCGCCTCATAATCGCCGTCGCTGCGCTGGTACATGAGCAACGTCTTGCCGCCGTGGAGCCACGACATCTCGACGGATGCGCTCACGACGTAGCGCAACGCATCACAGATATGGTCGTTCAAGTTGTCCTTGCGCGGCTTGTCCGTTGGAAGTTTGTGTTCGTCCAGGTGATAGCAGTAGCCGCGCAGCGCCGGCAGTAGCGGCGCGGTTACGCCGGTTGTCTTCTGCGAGAGGTTGCGTGAGAAGCGCAGCATAGGCTCGCCCTCTTGCGGGTCGAGCATATCGCGCACGTATTCGATCCCGGTCTTGACCTTCTGATCCTTCTTTTTCTCCATCCAGCGCACCGGGGTCTGATTGAAGTGCAGCTGCAGCGCGGCGTTTTCTTTCGGCACAGCCCGGTCGCACGCGATAAGCGCCGGCGCGCTCCCGCCGCACGCTTTGTCGTGCCCTTCGATCCAGTCGACCAGGCGCCGGTAGAACTTGCCGCGCGGAATCCCGTCGCACACGAGCTCGTCGCCGGCGGTCCAGCGCCCGGCGTTGTCTGCCTGTAACATCACGGCGACGTGGTGATCTTGCGTGCCCCAGTCGACGCCATACACGCGCTGCAGATCCGCGTGCGAACGCCACCGCCACTCGACAATATGCCGGGCCTCGAGGCTCCAAACCGTATTCATCGGGCGCAGCACCTTTCCTTCGACCTCTTGCTGGTATCGGCGTTTGCTCATGCTCTTGAGCACGTCGTAGTAATGATCGGGGAGATACGGGTTGTGAAAGCTGCTCGACGTTACGACGTGATATTGAGCGAAGCGCCCGATCGCCGTCGACGCCTGCTTCGCGCGGGCGTCGAAGTAGCCGCGTTGCGCGTCGACAAAGCGCTTTGTGATTCCGCGCAGCCCGTTCGGCGACGTCGCGAACGCTAGCCCAGGCATCGGGCCGCGACCGCGTAGCCGTCCGGTGAACACCGACCAGATCTCCTCCGGGTCTGCCTCGCTCCATTCAACCTCGTCGGCCGCGGCAAAGGTGAGCGTGAGCCCGCGCACCTTCGCGATCCGGTTGTAGGGGCGGAAGTAGATACTGCACCCGTTGACGAGCGTAATCTTGGCTTCGCCCTTGTCGTAGCTATGGAGCAGATTGACCCCACACGCGTCCTGCATCTGATCAAGCAGCTCGAACAGCGTAGGGAGCAGGACGGTTTGAAGGTCGTTGTTGGTTCGTCCGAGCAGCGCACCCACGCTGTTTGGATTGCGCAGCGCCCGGTTCAACACCCACGCGACGAGCGCGAAGCTCTTGCCACTGCCGACGCCGCCAAGGAACAGCGCGAACAGCGACTCGCACTTAACGAAACGGATCTGCTTGTCGTACAGGCCCCACGCCGCATTCAAGTCGAGCTGCGTCTCGATGACGTCGCCAGGCTTGGCTCGCCCGCGGCCGGATTGCGCGCGGGTGTACGGGACGATCCGCGGCATGGCTCAACCGTCCGTGTCGATGATGTCGCCGACGGTCGGGTCGGGCGGG